TGTCAGATCCTTCTCATGGTGGACGCGGGAGGACAGAAAAACGAGGAGGGCTCAAAAACGGCCAGAACCTCCGAGGGGTGACCCTGCGATAGCAGGGCTCCCCTTGGGGTTCCACCCGGAGATCCGCAGGGAGGGGAGGAGAGGATAATACTATAGGGAAGTCTGTCCTCTTCTCCCAGATTTAGAGCGCGGTCAGTCTGCATCTTCGAGCCACCCGTAGAAGCCGCCGGTGACCGTCGCGGCCTTGTCCGTCGTGGCGCGCAGAGCGACGATCTCGCCCGCTGGGATCGCGTAGAGCGCGCCGTCCGAGAGGATCACCGAGCTGTCTTGCAGCGCGATCGTCCCCTGAGTGATAAGTAGCCCGGCGTCGGCGAAGCTCTCGTTGTTGATGCGGGACACGACGACATCGATCGTCACGCCCGCCGCCGATGTTCCCGAGTGCGCTCCGGCGTAGAGCGTATGGATTATCAGCCGCTTGCCTGCTGGGACGCGATAGGCGGAGCTGCGCGTCGTCCGGGATCCGGCGGAGATGAACTTGTATCGCGTGCCCCCGTTCGTCACGGTGAGATTACCGGCGAACGCCTTCCCGGACCCGTAGGTGTGCAGATGGATCTCCCCGACCCACCTAATATTCGTCGCGGTCGTGAGGACCGGCGTCGTGCCGTTGAGCGTGATCGTCTCGCTGTGCGGCATCAGATCCGCGTCGAGGTAGTTCAGGACGATCGAGCGGACGCCTGTCCCGTTGACCCCGTCCTGCGCGCTGGTCGAGACGATCGACATCTGCAAGCCCGCCGCCGGTGCGACGGACGGATCCTTGATCGTCGAGCCCTCTAGGATCAGGACGTTGGTCGCCGAGCCCGAGGTCACCAGATAGCCGTCGATGACGACCGGATAAGCCCCATCGACGCGCCCGCGCGTGATCTCGAGCTGCTGATCGAACAGGAGCCGCCAGATGCGCTGGTTCCAATCTCGCACCGGCTTGAGCGTCTTGGTGTAACCGACTGTCGTCATAGAAATCGACCTTTTTCTGGATCTGGCCCCGATATGCCGTCGATGAAGTCCGCGTCGACGAGCGCGCTTCCGCGCAGAATAGCACGATCCATCAGCGCCGGGAGCGCGTAATAGTCCGCATCGCCCATCGATCGCATGTCTGGCATCTCTCCCGGAAACATTGCCACGTAGCGCGTGATCGCCGCGCGCAGCCGCAGGGTGAAGTCGTCCATCATAGCAGCGCCTCCTCGACCAGCTCCTCGAAGACCTTCGAGGTGCGCGGGAAGAACCGCACAAAGACCGCGTATTGCGTCGCGTTGCCGCTGGTCCACGCCTCGAACCAGTTTGCAAAGAGCTGCGCCGATGTCCCGACCCCATACTCGCGCTTGCCGAGGGTATGGGTGAACGTGCCCGGGAGCCCTGCGGTATCTGCGACCTTGGACCAAGCGCGCCAATCGGTGTAATACTTTGTCTTGTGGCCGAAATTGTAGGCAATCTGATTAAGCGTCGAGGCTCCGATGCTGTCTGAGAGCCCACTGAGCGCAGCTCCCCGGCGTAATGACGCCAGCTCCTGCATCAGGGTGTAGTGGTCCTTGAGATCGTAGGAGACGAGGAACTTGACCGCCTCCTCGACGATCCGAAGCGTGTCGAAGTCCTTCTGCGGCTGGATCCCGGGCAGAAACGCGATCCCCGGCGCGAGCTTCTTCGCGTCGGCCAGCGTCAGCCCGCGCTTCTCGAACTCGGCCTCGAGCTTGGCATAGGCTGCGGGCGCGTCCTCGATGTCGTTGAGCCCGAGCTTGTTCAAGAGCTTCTCGCGTTCCGCAAGAACGGCGTTCTTCGCAGCCGGGGAGCCCTTCGTCGGCGTCGCTTTGAACAGGGGGTTCACGGTGGCCTCAATTAAGGAAGCGTCGAGATCCTTCGCGTCGTCTGCGATCGCCGGGAGGGCGCGCCTCGAAGCCACATCACCAAAGGCGAGCATCTTACTCTCCGGAACTCCGGCCTTTGCCAGAAGGTGCCGGTCGATCACGTGGTCAATATGGTGCCCGTATTCGTGCCGCATCGTCGTTTGATAGTCTTGCGACGCGGTGTCGCGGTTCGACATCTCGATTTGTCGCATGGAAGCCTGATAGCACGCCCCCGTCTTGACAAAGGCGACGCCCCCGCGAAGGTTCCCGAGCTTCTCGATGATCGCCATGCGGTCCGGATCTGTTTGCATGAACGTAGGCGCGACATTGAGGCGCTCGTCGATCGTCTTGTTGGCCCAGACCCTCCGCCGCCGCTCCTCGTCGGTCATCGCCGGTTGAGGGCGAGCAGCGACCGGAGGGGGCGGCGGAGGCGGCGCGACCTGTCCCGGGGAGGTAGACGGGAGCAGGCCGCGATCGATGATGCGCGCGAAGACCGCGCACCGGCATTGGATCGTGTTCGCAGCGAGCGCGTTCGGGTCGCCGGGATAGAGGATCGGCCCGAGCGGGCTCGCGAAGGTCTCGTTCTGCCCGACGCCGCGCGGGTTCATGCTCGGGATCTGCAAGTGCGCGTTGCGGACGTGCGCGTCGCCGGTATGGATCCACGTCCGGCGGACCTGTCGAGCGTCGATCTGGCCTTTGTTTATCATGTCCTGAAAGAGCTCCCACTGGGCCCCTTGCACGGCGCGGATGCTCTCGGTCCGGGCGATGACGTTCGCCCTGTATTTGACGTATCGGTCACGATACCGATCGACCAGCGACCGGATCTGCGCCTCGGTCAGCGCCTTGTCGTTGCGGATCGCGCGCTCGACGGTGCCGTCGCTTCGCCGGTCGCGCAGCTTGCGATCGAGCGCCTCGGGATCGAGGGCGCGCAGCATCCGCTCGTAGTTCGAGACCGCCGTCTCTTGCCTGCGCGTGAGCCCGATCGATCCCCGGATCTGCCGAGCGATCGCGAACGGATCGTCTCCGGCCGTGAGCCCGCGCTGCAAGACCTGTCGGATCGTGTCCCGCGTCGTCTGGTCGATCTCCCGGATCCGGGTCGAGGTGAGCGTGATTGCGAACTGCTCGAGGCGCGGGTTGAGCCCGACGGCGATCTGGAAGTCCTCTTGTGCGCCGTTTACGACGCCTTGCGTGTCGCTCGTCGCCTTCACGCCTGCGAGGACGGCCTGCTCGATCGCCGCGCCGTAGGGTTGCCATTCGCTCGAGCTGAAATGCCCGGAGAAAGCGTTCTCGAGCGAGACGAAGTCGCGCCGCTCGATCATGCGCGCGATCTGCTCGGCCGGGACGCGGGTCCGGATCTGCTCGATCGCCCGGATGAACGCGCTCGCGATCTTCGGGTCCATGCCCTCCGCAGCCCGCAAGAAGACGGCCACCGCATCCGAGGCGGTCATCTTGCGGAGCACGGCGTTCATGCGGCGATCTCGAGCGAGAGGAACGACGGCGCGCCGGGGAGCTTGTTCTGGAACTCCTTGTAGACCTGCTTGAGCGAGGCGTCGCCCGGGAACAGATCAAAGAACTGCCGCACGCCGTCGAGCGTGACCCGGACATAGTCGTCTCTGACGCGCTGGATCGACCGCACGGCCGAGGCGCGGATCCACCGCTGCGCGCTCATCTCGACGAAGTCGCGCGCGAAGGCGTCGCTCTCGATGAACTCGACGCCGTTCAGGACCGGGAACTGCAAGCCCGGCGCGTGCACGATCATCGTCTCTCCCGACATCGAGGTCTCGATCGCTTGGACGTTGAAGTCCGCGACCTCGATCCAGATCCCATTGGGATAGACTTGAAACCTCATTCTGCGACCCCCTCGTCGATCGGTTGAACCTGCGCGCCCAGAAGATCCGGGTCGACGCTCTTTTCTGGGAACCCGGCGGCGCGCCGGAGCGTGTTCTCGGTGTCGTCGTCCGGGAAGATCGGCATCCCAGCGCCTGCGATGTCGCGGACGAACGCGCCCAGCTCGGCCAGATCCACCGGCGCGATCTCCCCGAAGGCGATCATAGGCATGAGCTCCGGGTCGAAGCCGTTGATCTCCCAGAGCCGAGGCATGAGCTGCCGGTTCAGGACCGACGCGATCGCCTCGGTGAAGCCCCCGGCTGCGGTCAAGAACAGGTCGGTCTTGCTGCGCGAGAGCGCGAACGAGCCCTTATCGCCACTGCCGAGCATCAGGAAGTCGGCCAGCACCGAGCGCGCGATGTTCTGCTGGTGCCGCAGGATCACCTCGCCCGTCGGGATCGCGCGCGTCCCCTTGGCGGTCACGAGATCGAACTCGACCATTGGGATCGAGGTCTTGGTGCCGTCGTCGTTCTCGTAGACGTCCGAGGGGATCAGGATGAAGCCCTGATCGTTGAACTTGACGTCGCGCAGGATCTTCTTGAAGGCGTTCGTGAAGCCCTGCTGCGCCGCGCTCGCGCTCTCCCCGAGGTATTCCGAGGGGATCTTGCCGACCGGGATCCCGTTCATCTCGCGCTCGACCGCGATCGCCTCGACCATCTGGATATGCGAGGCGTAGTGGTAGGAGGTGAAGGCGTTGCGGAGGATCGATCGGCCGCTCGGGTCGTTGTTCACGGTCGAGGTGCGGAAGTGCAGCATCTTCGAGGCCGGGATGTCGACCGATCCGAGCTTGAGCGAGAGCGCGCTCTGCCGCACGCCGGTGATCGTCCCGTTCTCGTCGGTCAGGAACCGGTCGATCGTCCACTGGGCACGCGGCGCGAGCTTGCGGATCCCGTAGCGGCCATCGTCGAACTGGGAATAGCGCGCCGGGTCGTCGCTGTTGCGCCCGGATCTGGTCTTGTAGACCACCTCGAAGACCGAGAAGCCGAACGGGAGGAACGTCAGAACCTCGGCGAGGAAGTCGTCGACCGTGCCTTCCATGTCCGCGAAGCATTGCTCGACGAAGACCTTCGCCTCCTCGGCCTCCGGGCTGTCGTTGGCTGCGTCGATCCGGAACTCCGCCGCGCGCAGGAGCATCTCGAAGGCCATGAGGATTGCGCCGATGATCGGGTCGTTGTCCTTCATCTCCCGGAAGGTCCGCGTCGCGTTGAGCCCGCGCAGCTTCGGGAGGAACTCGTCCGGCCGGAGCTGATCGTCCCGCCCGTAATTGCCCGCCGCGCCGAGCTCGCGGGTCGCCGTCGCCTTCGTTGGTGCTTTTGCCATCAGACCGGCCTCGCTTTATTGCCCACATGATCCCCGATCACAAAAAGACCGGTCTTTCTCTGCCGCTTCGGAGCGACGGCGTTGAAGCCCGAGCTCGCAGCGTCTGCTTGATCCTTATACACGCCTCTCGGGAAATGTCGAAGCTCCTCGATGAAATCTCTATTCCAAGGACCGGTCACGATGTCGACGTTCCCGGCCTCGATCTGCGCCGCGAGCGGCTCGGCCCGGGTCTCCTTGGATCCGCTCTGCGGCTCGATCCGCACGCGATAGCCTGCAAGCCGGACGGTGAAGTCGCGCGCCTGTGCCTTGCCCGCCTGTCCCGGATCCTGCGGGAGCGAGATCGGGACGTCGTCGCCGTCGAACTCGGCCGCATCTGCGACCATCTTCCGCACGCCGTCCGGCCCGAGCCGGGCGCGCTTCACGTCGGCGATGATGACCCGGCGCGCCTCGACGCGCCATCCGACCAGCACGCCCGCCGTGTAAGCTCCCGCGCCGTCCGTTGCGGCCAAGTCCCACGCCCTGCACCAGACGATCTCCTCGTCCGGCACGGCGTCGATCGTCTGGATCTTGTCGACCTTGAACAGCCCGCCCTCGCGCGGCGTCGGCCGCTGCTCGAGCTGGGCCGAGGAGGCGTAGGGTCCGAGCGTCTGGACCAGATCCGCCACCGCCTGCGCGGAGAAGCGTTGCGGCCACATCAGCTCGCCCTCCTGCGTGCGAGGATCCGACCAACCGATCGAGGTCGTGCGCGCTCTCGAGCTGTCGTAGTGCATGGGGATCAGGAGGTGGTCGTAGCCCTGCTCGATCGCCGCCGCTGCGACGTCCTCGTGATGCACGCGCTGCATGATGCAAACGAACGCGCTGCGATCGAGGTCGTTCACGCGGCTCGGGACGACCTCGCGGAACCATTGCAGCGTCTCGCTTCGGATCGCCTCGCTCTCGGCCTCGAGCACGTTGTGCGGGTCATCGATCACGAAGACGTCACCGCGTTCGCCGGTGGCTCGTCCTCGGACGGAGGTCGCCATCATCGAGCCCGTCTCGGTGTTCGCGAAATTGACCTTCTGGGCTTGGTCGTCCGAGAGCCGGACGCGCGGAAAGAGCCGCTGGTAGAGCGGGCTCTCGACGATCATCTTGGCGCGCCGGTTATCCCGCGCTGCGAGCGCCTCGGCGTAGGACGCGCCGATATACCGAAGCGACGGGTTCGAGATCCAGCTCCACGTCGGCCAGAAGGCGCGCGTGAGGAGCGACTTCATGGATCCCGGCGGGACCGTTATCAGGAGCTTGCGGATCTCGCCCCGCGTGACGGCCTCGAGGTGCTCTGCGATCGCCTCGATCGGCCAGCCGGTGACGAGCGATCGACCGGGCTCGAGCACCGGCCAGAAGGTCCGGGCGAAGTAGAGCACCGATCGGCGGCATAGCTCGGCCTCAATTAAGTCTCGATCGGCCGTCGTGATCTTCGGGAGCTGCATCTGAGATCGCCTTTGACAGTTCGAGGAGGGCTTCGGTCGAGACCTTCGAGAGGTCGACGCTCTGGATCGGTCCGCCGTGCGCGCCGGTGACCTCGAGCTTCTGCGTCTCGGACCAACGCATCTGCGTCTTGGTCCACCAGATCATCGCCGCGACGTCGCCCTTCATCGCCTTGGTGTAGAGCGCGCTCGCGATGTCCCAGCCCGTCTGAGCCTTGCCCTCGTCGAGCTCGAAGCGGAAGTGCTCGAGGAGCGTCTCGAGCGCGATCCCGCGCCGCACAAGCATCCGGATCTGGTTCTGCGGGAGCCCGAGGCCTGAGAGCTTCTTGACCAGCTCGCGCTCCTCATCCGTCGGGACGAACGGCGGACGTCCCGCTCCCGGCATCGCGCCGCCTGATAAACCAGAGCCGGGCTTCGGCCCGCGTGGGCCGCGAGCCTTTTCTGCCGTCGGCTTTTCTGTTTCCTTGGTCATCTCGCGTCTCCCGTGGGTCACCGGTATCCGGCCGCATGATACGCTAAAAGCGCAGCCTCCGCCACGCCGTCGTCGGAGATCGCGCGGAACGTGAAGGCGTCCCCGAAGCGGAGGCGGCATAGGTCGAGGCTGTCGCGCTTCTCGGTCCCGAGCCCGAGGTCTTTCTTCCAGACCGACGGCGTCGTCCAGACGACCGTCTCGGCCATGAGCTGCGCTAGGGTCTCGATCGCGCCGGTGGCCCGGCCGAAGGTGAACGACGAGGTCACGCCCTGTCCCGGACGCGCTGCGACCTGCTCGATCACCGCCTGATCGATCCGGCCGAGGTCGGTCAACCAGACGAGCAGCTCTCGCGCGTCGACCAGCCCCTTGCCCTTGTGCCGGATCACCGGCGTGCGGAGACCGGCGACGAACGCGGGAGGCGCGCCCTCCTTTGTCTCGATAAGGGCGAACCCTCCCCCGAGCCCGGGGTCAATTCCAAGATAGCGCGCCATCTGGTC